CGATGTTGATGATTATCTGCGTGGGTTTCCGTTCAATTTGCATCTTCGTATCTCCTGTTGTTACTTTCCTTGACTCACTTCGATTCTGATTGCCTGCACACTTACTCCAACCCTGAGTCGCCCGCCTTGACGCCGCCCTGTGCGGTGCCGTCGAGAAAACCGGGATTCCAAAGATTGGTTATAGTCGCACCATTAGGATATAGACTACCCTCGGTTTTGCTCGGCCATCCGCGATAACGCGCAAAGCGCGCATTGGTCGGATACGTCCCCTGCATCACGCCAGCAAGTTGATTGCTCGTCATGCCGTTTGTCCACACGGCCAACTCTTCGATTGCTCCGTTTTCCCACGATGTGCCCAATTTGTCCGGCCTGTCACCCAACCAAAAGTTCCACCCGTCGCCATCAGCTATTGCCCCCGAAATCGTGTAGTTGCTCCAGACGTTATCCAGCTTGACATACAGCGTATTTGTGCGGCGTGTGAACGCGATGAATCGGCGGCCCGCCGTCAAAACATCTACCGCTGGAGGATAGGTGTCAGCAATCTCAGATGTAACATTGTCATACGCCAGCACACGCAACTGGTCGCCTGCGGCAGCGCTTACCTGCAAGGTACGCTGAGTGGATGACGCAACTCCGCTCAAAATGTCTTGCCCATTCGCGCTGTTAAGCTCAAAATCCACCCACATTGCCACCGTGAAATCACTTGTGCCAAATGACCAGTTGGTGGCTCCGCCTAGATCGACGTAGCTATCCGAGCCGTCAAAATCTAAACCCGTTTCATAGCTGGAAGCCAGCACTTCTCCGCCGCCGACGAAGAGGCGTGAAAACGTACCATCGCCATACACCTTGACGTTACCTTCGACAACCAAATCCCCGTGTATCCACGCATTGCCCCTGATGCTCACATCGCGCTCGACGGTCAAATTATTGTACACGTGCGCAGAATTTAGCACCGGCATCCATGCCAGGTCGGTGCCATACTCGTGCCGTGCAATTTTTGAGGATAACCGCCGACCGATCTCCAGAGTTGTCGCACCCGTGTAATGCACGGTGCCCGTGTTCTGTTGAGGCAGATCGTTGACCTCAACAATGTACGCATAATCACGCTCATTTGCAAAATGCATTTGATTGGTCCGCACGTCGTCCATTTCAGCTGCGCTGTAGACACCATTTGTGTGCAGCAGCGACAAGTAAATTCCGTAATCACTGGCAAAATCAAACTCGTTAGAACAGCGGTCCACGAAAGCCACAAGTTGTGTGTAATACTCCGCGCCTTGACTGCCGTTTGCATCGCCCTCGCCATGTACGGCAACCATGCCTCTGTGATTAATCGTGCCGTAACCCTCGCCATCTAGCGCGGATATGAATTGCGCCCATTGATTGGTCATTGCCACCCACGTCGCGCTGCCATCGTACCAACTCCCGTCGTGAAACGGCTCACCGCCGTCAGTGTGCTTGAAAATTGCCCATTGCCCGTTCGATTGCGCCTGTTGTAACGTCAGCGCAATCGTCATTTCGACACCGTAAAGATTCGTCTGCGCGTACACGACCTTATTCGTCAAATATCCACCCGCATCCTCGCCAAGCAAGTCGTAGCTCCAAAAGTACACGCCATCCACACCGTTACTGAGCCATTGCAGAGCGGCAAGGTCATTTGTCGTCAACTGCGCTCCAGCGTTGCTCTGCCCCCACACGGTCAACACGTTGATCTGGTTGGTTGCCAGAGAGTTTGTAACAACGTTTTTTGCCGCGAATAAGTTGTTAGATGATGCGTACACGTCACCGCCCCCCCCTGCGCCGGACCCCCATCCCTGGTCTGCCGCTGTGCCCATAACCCACGCCTTTGAGGCACCGAGTGTATTGCTTGCGCTCACTGTGCCAATCGGCACGTTGCTAATCGTTTCGTTGTTGGCATTGAGCGTGCATTGGAGAGTGAAATATGTTTTTGGTATGAGCGCGTGAATCTCGATGCCTTGAAGGTTAGTAATGACAAGCCCTGTCTCACTCGCCTGAATAGATGCATTCCCAGCGTTGGTGAATACAATGACATCAAGACCCGTCACACTGTTGCCCCCCATGTCAAGGTCGCCTGTCATCGTGTCTCCGGTTACACTCACAAACGCCCCGCTTGCGCCAGCCACGATGAAATCTGAACCGTCATACGTCGTATCGTCGTCGGCGGCATCGGCTTCAGCGATTGTATAACGGTTTGTAATCTCTGAGTTGAGATCCGTTTGATCGGAAAGCGATCCGGTAATGTTGCCCCATACAGCGTTGCTGTCACCACCACTACCCGCACCAATTTGCGCCCACACCGAATGCGCCAGTGTGTTGCTCGCTACCGAGCGAGCGGCAAGGTCAGCGTTGGAGATCGTGCCGTCGGTTATTTTGTTGCCCGTGATTGACGAGGCAGCATAGTCGGCGTTGGACACAATGCCATCGGCAAGGTCTCCGCTGATTTCTCCGGAATCAACACTTAAGCCTGCATTTCTGACGTGGATAACATCATCGGTTCCTAAGCCGACCGAACCCTCGTGAAACGACGCATCATTTGCGTATGCTCGAAAATGTAAATGCACGGGATCATATCCCGGTGAGTTCTCCAAGCCAAAAAACCCCGCTATATAATTTGTCATTGGATTCGGGTTTCCAAAATCGCTGGCAACAACAACTTCTCCGGCAACCAGCCCATCCGATAAAGGAAATTGTAAACTACCGCCGGACACATATAAGGAATTAGTTTTTGGAACATTAGGCGCATCGGTATAAATAAATTGAATTCGGCGTGACTGCGTACCAGCCTGCGACGCGTCAGTTGCATCCATTTTCATGTCACCCGTCATTGTATCGCCAGCAACATTGACGTACTGAGATGTTGCGTCAGCACTAGTCTGATACGATGCCAGCAGATTTGTGGCAATCGTGTCAGACTCAACTTTAACCCACTCATTAGAGGCACTGTCGAATTGGGCTTCAATGGTGTCCACTTTCTGTGAAGTCCCCAAATAGTCGGACTGCTGTGCGAATGAATTGGAAGCTCCCGCTGCGATAAAATCATTGCCATCATACGTAGTATCATCATCACCGTCAGCAATATCAGCCGGTATATTGATCAACTGATCCCAATTATGGAATCCATTGCTGGAATCTGCGAAAAGGAAGTCTGTTGAATCATGGCCATCTAATGTATTCGCATTACCTACACTGGCTACTCCAGATGTCCAGCCATTACCATCAAACTGAAGTACATCACCTGCCTCTGGAGCATTCGTATAAACTGGAATGCTTTGAATGTGAGTGGCATTCGTGACAATGTAATTTTTGATCTCAATAGAAACGTTGAATGTTCCCACAGTCTGGGCCGTATACTCATAATCCGCGGAGCCATAGACTTTCATTTGATGATCGGCAAGCATTCTAGCGGACACCACTCCTCCTGTCTCATACAAGCGGACTAACGACCTGTATGTTCCGACAGGAAAGAGGGTGTTGGTGGGTACAGCGGAAAGCCGGACATGGTTCGTGGCTGATATCACCTCACCCGTTACAACCATCCAACCCATGCTGGCATTCGTAGCCGTCACAATGTACCAAACAGGGTAAGCTCCAGAGTTCGTCACTTCCATGTAAGGAGAAGAACCGTCGTTCACCCAGAGATCATATTGCAAGGAATCCCCCTGGTGGATCTCAAACTGTTCCGTAGTATTACGGACATTCCTGACATCGCTGGTTGCTGTCAAATTCTGATGGACTGCATATGCAGGACTCACCAGAAGCATCAGCATCAGTACTACAATCAATTTTCTCATTGTGTTCTCCTCTCTTAAATATCAGTGCAAGTCACCAGCCCAGTGTTTGCCGGAGTCAAGGTGACTTTGTATAGATTTGTTGTGACCGTGTACAGATAGATGTTTGTGCCTATCCAGGTTTTGTTACCGGTATTTTTGAGTTCGTCTTTGATTTCAAAATCCTCGTCAACCGCTCCCTTGGGGAACACTAATCCTTCAGCATAAGTGAATCGTGTAGTAAGAGCCTGATTAAGCCCGTTACCCCACCCATAGATATAAGCACTACCGCCGGCAGAAGCCCCCGCTCCCCAGTTGGGATAGATATGAACATCCCCGCCTTGAGAAGAGGAACCGTCATTCCCCTGCCCCGCCTTGAGCCATAGATCATTTGCATCTGCAGTTCCAGATGCTGAACTGCCCGGCTGAACTGTCATGTCTTCATTCACCCCATTCAATCCGTAATGCTGTTTAGAACGAACCACGTTTGAAAAGATACCACTGTTACTGTCCAAATCGGATATAGAAGCATCTTGACTAACGATCTCTTTCATATAACCACGGCCACCAACATACAAATTATTTCCAATCCGGACCGTTCCATTAGTGTGCGGACGGATGTAAAAGTCATCGAAGTATGCCTGTCCATTTGTGATGGTTAAATACAACCGCAATGGTTCAGAAGAAATAGGGTTTAATTCAAAATGCTGATCCCCAAAGACATCTTCGAAAAGCTGTGTCACACTTCCAACAGCTACTACAACATCACAAGAAGAATTCGCTATGTTGAAACTTCCCGTATAGGTGACACCCCAATAGAATGCCATACTGTTAGTAGGATAGATAGTTGGAGTAGTCTCATCATTACCCACTAGCTTATTCAGCGAGTAAGACATGGTATCTATTTCCCACCACTCAGCATCTCCGGTGAATGTCCCGTTGTTGGCCAGACTTCCACCTGGCTCATAAGTGAGGTCCAATATATTCCCATCCTGGAGGTCTGTTCTCGTGTCCAATGTGAGTTGATATTGCCCCTCTGCTATACCGAAAGAATTGCTTTTATCTGCTATGATTTCAGGAGGCAGATTAGTGATTCCTTCTTCATTGATCCAAATGCCTTTTGCATTAGTAATGGACCCATCTTCGGTGAGGATAACGCCGTTGGCTATCTTGATCTGTTCTGTGGTACGGAACCCTGTCCCATCATACCCTAATAAGCCTTCGCCAAGACCCGCGCCGGAATCTTTTAACTGGAGTGCGCCGGAAATAGGGCCGCCCCCTACAGCACTTATGACTAAGGATGCGCTAGGTCCAGACGCATTAGTTACCTCAAAAGAAGTATTCGCATATGCATTTTGAAAATGACTGGGTCCGGATAAACTCAAAGATGAAAACTTGGCCGTACCATTACTGACAGTACCTCCATTGAGATTGAGATTAGTCACTAACATACTGCCTTCAAAAATAGCATTGGAAAAAGTATTCCCATCTCCATCCAAATTCGTTACCAGCTTACCGTTTTGAATCGGGAATGTCCCGTCCCCAAAAGCCATCCCAACTGTCAAAATCAATATCGCAATTCCAGTTCTCTTCATTGTGTTCTCCTCTCTTATTCAAATAACAGATACGAAAGTTTGTAACCGCTCTTGTCCGTCACTGCGGAAAGGTCGGCGGTGAATCCTGCAGTCGATATGGTCCCGTCCCTGACAGACGCCCAAAGGTTCTGATCCGAGGCCCCCGGCTTATGGACAGTTAACATAACAACTGAGGGAGTGGCCGAAAGGCTCAAGCCGGAAACAATCACTGAATCAGCTCCATCAGCAATACTGACTACCCCCGCTGAAAGCTGTGCGCCGTAACGAGCATCTGATTGCGCTTTGGTATAATAATCAGAATCAGGTTCCGGCGGGACAGAACTGGCATCATCAATGATATTGAAACATCTGAAATCAAACTGAATAGCATAGATCAAGTCTCCAGTACCGGCCTCATATGCTAGTAATTCAAAAAGAGTGCTGTTCTCTTCGCTATCAGTACTGATCTTGTCTTGGTAGGAAGAATTGTTGGCATCAAGACGAATGCTGAACTCCCCTGTGGTCGGGTCGGCTTGTGTGCCTCCTCCTGACGAACCCTGATCCCCATACCAATCCCCGACCTTATTGATATTCGCGTCTAGTGTTTTGCACATAGGGTCTGTGCTATGATCAAAGTCACTATCTACAGAAGCGGTGAATGTCTCTGTCCCATCAAAGACCTCAATTGGGTTGTTGATGGAACCGTCCACTAAGCGAAGATTCACAATAGGCTTTTCCTTGTAGATGATGTACGGATACTGAGCTTGCCTGATCTCCTCGTCAGAAGCGTTCAAGTGTCTCTTGTTTGTGACGTCGTACCAAATGTCAATTATTCGAGCCATTTCTATTCTCCTTCTTCATGGGTGTAATCAAATTGAAAATCTACAACCGCCAAAGCCCTGGGCTTGGGAGCGGAAAAGGTGGCGCCTCCCCACATTGACTGAACATATCGTTGGTTACATTCCGGACCATAACTGGACTGATCCATAATAGTATCTAAACTGTAAGGGAAACGCCCTGGTGTTAAACCAGTGTAAGGATAGTTCCAAAACCAGTAAGCAGAACCAGCCGAACCATACCAAGTGTACTGATCATCAGATATATGCGGCCGGGTTTCTGTTTCCAAGACAGCATCATCTTCGTCGTAGTAGAGTCCTCTTACAAAAGTCAAAGCCGAAGACACCCAATCACTGGCCCCATAAAAATCCACCTCCAAAACCTCTGGCTCTACTGTTACAGTTTCTTGGTGGACAAACCCCTGAGAATCACCAGCCCAGTCAGGAACACTGACATCTGGATCCATAGCCATCATAACCCAATTGGTATACGGTTGATTCTGAACAGCACGGACATCCCCGTCCTGCCGGCCGGCATAGCCCTGGGTGTCCAGAAACCAACTCACTACTACAGGCTTCTCATAGGCAAGCAATAGCAGATGCTCCCAACGAGCCCTACGCCCCGAGCCGCTACAACGATGGAACTCTTGGAAGTCGCCACACCAAAAGCTATCATGGGTCCATCCTGAATACTCACTTGCCCATTCATTACGGTATGCAAAATAAGTAGGATCAATGGACTGTGATATGTGTTCTATAGAATTTGTCAACACAAAGCTAGCAGTAATATCATCATCTTCACCGATTCCAAAGTTTTCATTCACCCCGTACTGGTCTTCTTGTACATCATAGAAAAAGCGCTCGTTATAGTTATCGTCATCACGGAATTGCTGACGGCCGAAACATTCCAAAATAGCCCGGCGAGCCCAAAGTTGTTTTTTAGTAACGAACCCAGGATTAGAACCCATGCGAACGTAACGCACAGCTCCGGCAGGAATGACTGTCTTGACCTCAATCCTGTAACCTACGTCATGCGGTTTGTTGACAGAAAGCCAAGCATCATTTGTGAATACCATATAGCGATCTTCCGGAGTATTGACAGTCACCGACCAACTCCAGGTGTCTGCCTGATTGGTAAACATATTGACATCTATAAACGCATCAATATCGACTACATCGTCATCTGGGGATTCTATAGTGGTCAGCCCCGTACGAAATGCTGTTTTCAAACCCACTCCGGCGTCCCATTGAAAAGCATCTGTAGCCGGTTCATGTCCATCAGGCCAAACCCAAAAGTGTTTCGGTGGTGCGTGGTCAACGTTAGGCTCCCCCCAAGCATAACCGCCAAGCGGAAAGGAGAATGGGAATGCTTCGGATTCTTCTACCGCTCCGGTATGCGAATTATAGGCTAGGACGAAAGAACGAAACTTGGATTGATCCTCAAGCCTGAAAAGATAGAAAGCATTATACGGCCGCCAAACACCTTGGACCCGTTCACCGGTATCTTTCATTTCCCAAGCCACTTCCCGAACAATCCCAGTTCCTCTATAATTGAAATCGCCAGTAGGCCAAAACTCTTCTGGAGACACATTGCTATCAATAACGGTGTCCCCTAGATACCAACTCAAGCCAAGTGTGTCTCTGTATCCGGTAGTGCTTATTTCGGTATCGCCAGAGACTATATACCAAGCAAGCCACTGCGGCCGGAAGAAAGGATCATAGCTAGAAAAGAATCCAGAAGCCTTATTCATATCAGTCCCATACAACACCCAGCTTCCATTAGTAGGAGAAAACTTTGCGACGGCGATTGGGTCTTCTGAGAAACTCCAAGCCGGGGGATCCACTTCGACAATCCCATCAAAGTAGTAAGAGCCATTCAGTTGAACCCCTCCTCCATCAACAATACCGGTACTCCACCCACTGATTTGAATGTTGGTCTCGTAGTAATGCATTCCGGAAGCCCACCCATACATTTTTGTGTGAGCAACAGCAAGCGTTACAGTGGTGTCTGTCAGATACTCCTTCGAGAAAATGAAAGGCCAGTCTTGTGGCGTGATAATTCCGTAATGATCTACATAATGAACCTCATCCCGAGTCTCTTCAGCTTCATACACATTGTACTGCGGGGGAGTAAGAGCATGCCCTTCCAACGTTTCTGTAACAGAAGTGGTAAATGTTCTGGTCGGGAAAGTTATCAGCGAGTGGCCCATGCCCAGTGTATTGGAACCGACGCTGTTCACATAAACTTGAATGCTGGTCCACGACAGACGTGGAAGGCTGCGGGTCCATCTTGCTGAATAGGGTTTCCATATATCATCGTCATCATCCCAACGCCAGCCTTGAACAGTATTGGTAGCAAAGATTTCTCGAATGGAAGAAGCTCCCATACTCGCCCAACCCAAACCCGGCTCGTCTATCCAGTAAACATCGTATTCAGAAATGAGTTCAACAATCTTAGAATCTACTGCAGACAGCATCGGCCAATAACGAAAGACTAAAGGGAGTCGATCAAAAGGTCGCCAACGGCTCGGCACACCGGACATCCCGGTTAAATAAAGGTTTGTCAAGGTTAATATGGCCTGGCTACCGTCGTCCGCTTCCAATTCAAAATCATTTACCCAAACCGCCGGGCTCACTTCATCTTGCCAAAGCGCAGTTCCGTCATTTGGATCAGTGGATTCTTCCTCTACATCCAAATTATGGGACCGGCAGGCTTCTGCCTTTTCAGTTGCTGAATCCAGTAAGTTCAAAAAGAGATCTGAATGAATGGAAGTGTCCTCCCAGTGTTCAGACCATTGTGAATCTGCAAAGGACATTCTCGAAAAGAGAACGACACCTATCAAAATGTATGTAAACTTACGCATGGCCAAACTCCGCTGATATATGAATATCCCCGCCCAGCCAGCAACGCTCAGTGATTCTCCAGCGGCCATTAGACTTCCGAAGTCGCAGAAGCGTTTTCCAATAGTAGTCCATATTTGGGACTTTGTATTCAGTCTCCGCCTCTTCCGGAATCACAGCGGTCTGTGTCAAACGATCATATCTCAAACAAATGTAGCAATCTGTTCCGACTAGACTCACTGTTCGGTAAGGCACTGATATTGGAGTGTCCAAACCGTCAACAATAACCCGTCCACCATTGATAGTTGCTTCATTAGCATCGGAATCGATATCAGTCTGTGCCATACCAAACGTGACAATATCCCAATCCATTCCTCCTCCTCCTGATGTGGGAGGGGCTTTATGCCTTCTGCGCATGGGCGTTCCGGAACCACGGGAACGTTCAAAGTCCCGAACCACTACAGCGGTACGCTCCATGAAGTCTCTACTTGGCAATACAGGTTTGTTAGCGTCAGCCATTACACTTCCTTCGGTAGATCCAGATTAGTCCAATTGATTGCATAATAGGTTTGGTATTCCAGGTAGACCGGGTCGGCGCCATCAGCTAGGACACCGCCTTCACCGTCCATCTTCTTCGGCTCAGTGACGTAGTTGTCGTCTGTGTCCTTGATTGGCGTCCATTCTCCATCTTCATCCTTGGTGTAATATCCTACATCAAGTATCTTACGGATATGGGTATCCGGACGGACTTCAATAGTGTACTCGACTTCCCAATACTTCTGCCCATCCTCATTCCATGCCGGCTTTCCTCTAATACCTCTCATCAGCCCACATTTGGGTTCTATCTTTACATCGGCGACAACAAGCTGCTCGCTGTTGATGGTGTTTTTGTACTTCTCAGCACGGCCCGGCGAGAAGTCCTTTTCGTTACGCCGAATCTTGATAACGAGGTTGCTGACGTCCTGCATGATCGGTGGATCAAAAGATTGCCCTGCTGAATTTTCTATCGGGACGGATGGCGACTCTCGTTCATCTTGAGAAGCACCGGAATCGTCTTTCGTCATGCGATAAGCTCGGTCAACAACTTTGTTCAATCTTGCCCAATCAAAATCAATAAGCGGCCGAGCCTGCCAAGGAAAGGCAATGCTTTCATCTCCAGATATGAGATTCTGGTTACGGGGTCGGTAATGGACTGCCACATTCCAGAACAACCGGCCTTCATCATCCCGGCGAATATCCAAGTCGGTGCAAATAGCATTGGTGTCCGACGGATAGAAATCGTACACGTAAGGTAACTCGGATGTGCTTTGAAAATAATCAGCAATGGTCGGAATAGTGTCTGTAATCGCTGACACCTTCACCTGATAATTCCGAACGTAGTGGCGTCCGTTTTTATCTACCTTGCCGCTCCGGCTTTTCTCATGTACCCATTCAATGCTCATAGTGTGACCACCTCCAGGTCTTCCATAGAGAAGCCCTCGGCTTCTAGCGCCTTGGCAATCCTACGATTCAACTTCTCTATAGCTTTCTGGTATTTCAAATTCTCACGTTCATGTTTTTCAATCTTATTAATGTCTTGTTCAGACTTGGACTTTCTTTGCGCTAGGCTATAGGCCTCACGAGACCCCTTCTCATAAGCACCAGCTCGTTGATTGAACAATCCCCGTCCTGTTGTATCTGCTGCACCATCCTTTAATAGATTGGAGTACAAACCAAATTGAGCTTGAGCTACTTTCAACAACTTCATTCGAGTCTTTGCTTGATCGATAGCAGTGCCCTTAGTCAAATCTTCTTCTAACTGCTTCCGCTGCATAGCAAGAACCTTGAGCTTCTGCTCATCTGTTAATCTATCAGCAGCGAACCTTTTTAATTGATCTGCATACTCACTATTCAACTCAGCTACACGTGCCGCCCTTTTCTCTTCCATCTGCACAACACTCTCTTGAACCTTTTGAATGCGTTGTGCATATTCGTCGATAAATTGATTCAGAACATAACGTTCTGATTTAGCCCAAGGTTCATTATTACCTTGAAGATCGGTAAGCTGTTCCCGTAATGCGTCCTGCATTCCTTGAAGAGAAGACAAGCGCTTTTCAGGAGTCATAATCCCAAGATCTTCTTGGCGTTTGAATTCCTTGTTCAACAAACGCATCTGTTTGGTAAGCTCACTGGTCTTTTTCTGCATGTGATCGAGAGCCGCACCAGATACCTCGAATCCAAATTCTTTCTTCATCTTATGCTGCTGCTGGGCCCAAGCTGATGCTGATTCGTAATACGCAGATTGAGCATCCTTCATCTCTGCCCATTTCTTTACTACAGCAGACCAAACTACAAGAGCAGCACCAGCCGCCCCACTCGCTGCAGACATAGCCCCCGTCATATTCTTCAACCCTACCGCAGCAAGGCCTGTTGCCTTCGACAGGAGACCGAGTGTCAGTAACATAGGACCTAACCCCATGGACAAACCAGCGGTGATTCCTACACCCCTTTTCATTTCATCACTCATGCCTCTGAGATTGGATGTGAACTGTCTTAAATCTTTTGAAGCATCAATAAGTGCCGGCTTCCACACATCGGAAAAGTCTCTTGCTAAATTCTGCAATTCATGACGAGTCATCGTCATTTGATTGTTGAAAGCGGCAAGTTGCTTATCGGCAACATCTTGGGTAGTCCCACCTGCTTTGCGCAATTCTCTCTCGTACTCCCGAATCTTTTCAGACGTACCAAGAAGGAGCTTGATGAGTTTCCTCGATCGAACTGAGAAGCCCATCTGCTCTAAACGATAAGCACGCTCTTGATCTGAAACACCAACCAGCGCACGTTCCAAATCTTCAACCACATCAGCCAGGTTCCTCATCTGCCCTGTACTATCATATAAAGACACACCATAGCGCTTGAACTCAGATTGATTCTCCATAGCGGCTTTTTCTAAGTGGTCAAGAACAATGGATAATTGCATGCCGGCTCGGCGTCCTTTTACACCCTGGTCTGCAAAAACAGCAAGGACAGCAACACCCTCTTCTATATCTTTATTCATTGCCTTCAAAGCAGCACCAGCTCTGTTAGTCAATGAAGTTGAAAATTGCTCTACAGTAGCATTAGCCAACGTATTTGCTTTAACCAGAACATCTGTCACTCTGGTCAAGCCTTTCAAATTCTCCTCTACGTCTTTGGACTTCAATCCAAGAGCGCTTTGCGCATCAGCAGCAAGGGCAGTAGCGGTAGACAAATCAAAAGCGCCAGCTTGAGCAAAACGCATAACAGGTCCTAAAGCTCCGAGGGATTGCTTGGCATTCATACCCGCAGAGAAAAGGTAGAAGTAGGCCTTTCCAAGCTCGTGCGCTGCAAAAGTCCCTTGAGTAGACATAGTATCTGCCATACCTGACAATTCGTTCTTCATCTGCTTTGTCATGTCTGAAACAATTGCTGTACTCTCAACCATGGACTTATCAAAACGACCCATCTCTCTAATGGACACAGCAGACAAGATGGACAGAGGGAGGGTCACACGAGTCGATAACGTGCGCCCCCACTGTGACATCATCTGTCCTGATTTCATAGTAGTAGCAGAGAAAGACTCTAATCTCATTTGCGAACGAACAATCGCCCTATCAAACGAAGATGTTTTTGCGTATAAACCTACACTGATATTTCCAAGATTCATTTACGCTGCCCTTTCTCCTCTTGCCTGATCCTGGCCCTCTCCATGAAAAGAGCCTGCCTCAATTTTCCCTTCAACTGTTTCGAAGATGGGAAACGGGAGACTTCCTTCTTGCGCGACAGCTTTTTGTGGTCTGTTCTCTCTTGTGTTTTGAACCGGATGAGAAAATCTTCCATGTCCAATTTGCTCTTGCTCGAAGAGAACATCTCGACTATCCACTTGCAGATCTGTGCAGCAGCATAATTCACCATATCTTCGATGGGAGGATTCGTTTGATTGAAGATCCGCCATTCGGCAAACTCCATACTCGACATCCTCATCTGTGCTTCTTCTACTGTGCATCCTATCTGTCTCGCTATCTGAAACCAAGCGACCCTTTCAGGCCGCTGATTCAGTTTTTTTCAGGGTTCTCCGAATCTCCAATACCATTGAGCTTTTGGAGTTTTGTAGCCAACGTCTCTATGATCTTGGCCGGCATTTCACCCAGCTTGTCCAAATCATTAGTTGAAAACATGCGATTGCCATTCTCATCTATGATGGACATTTGGATCAAACGAACGCGAAGCCCCTTGATGGAAACCTGAGGCTTGCCATCTTCATCAATCGTGGTGTTTTGGTCCACGAAGGATTGAAAGATATCACGCTCTTTTCCACTAAGCTCTCTTACACGGACAGATTTTCCCAACCTGGGAATATCGATCTCGAACGTTTCAAGCTTCGCTCCAAACAGCTCTTCTTTTGTTGCTATCTTCGACATATGCTTCACTCCTTCTCTATTTCTTCTCTTATTATGTGATGGCCAGATCTCCAGTAACCTTCACAGTCACTTCAGCCGTCATTTTGTCTTCCAACGGTACTGCCGGTTTCATCGACGTCATGAATGCGTTAAACACCCATATGCTTCCGTCCGGGAAAGTGATCGTACAACTACTCGCTGCCGAATCAATCGGAGGGGTATCACTTGGGTCATAAGCAATCGTCACTGTCATCTCTCCCCAGTCCACCAAATCGGCGGGGGTAAAAATATGAGACGAACCTGTACCCATGTGAGATACGTCAATTGCTTCCCTCGATGCTCCTGGAGGATTTACATCCAGCAACTCGCCAAGGAAACTTTCCCAAGAAATACTTGTGCCTGTTCCAATATCAGCCATTTCTTTTCTCCTTTCTTATCCTTACATTAAGATACTGACCCACTAACCTTGACAGTTACTTCAGCCGTCATCAATTCTTCCATTGGAGCAGCGGGTTCATATCCGGTCATAAATCCTTTGAAGGATATACTCCCAGCTCCACTAGCTCCAAAAGCGATTGTGATCTCTTCAGGAATAGTTACTGTTAATGCAGTGGCAGGGTCTACCGACGGATCGAATTGAATCGTCATACTGAACTCTCCCCAATCGGGAAGATCTGCTGGCATAAATACTTTCTGCCCCGTAGTACCCATATGGGTGATGTCTATTGATTCCCTATCCGGTCCGGGTGGGGTGATCTCAATAATGTCCGCTGTAAAGCTGGACGTACCAAAAGTCACTGTTGTTCCTGTTCCGATATACATAATCTATTCTCCTTTCTTTTCAAAGGCCTTGTTAACAGCATCAGTTTCCGGCTTTATATTTGCCAATCCGATACGGTTAACTTCTTTCCAGAAGTATGCCTTGCATGGATACTCCTCTTTCTGCTCTTTGGTGATGGGCTTCTGCTTCACTTCGAACACTACTGAATTCTTCTCAAAGCGGACTCTCTGCGCCCCCCTGAAAAGAAATCCTTTGCGCTTATTATGAAACCACCCATTCTTAACCAAGAGCCGAATGAGTTCTTTCTTTGTCTTCTCCAGCTTATTCATTTTCATCTTCTCCTATGTTGTCGTTTCTTCTCGCACCGTTCTGAAGTTGGCGGTGAACGAGTATCTTTTCTCTTCATCCTGCTGTAATGGAATTGGACCACTCAAAAGGAAGATGCCCTTATATGTTTGAGTCCTTTCATCAGATGTAACAGAAAACCTATCATGCTGGTCCAGGAAATCAATGATGTCATTGATCTTATTGTAGCCTTCTTGATATGTCCTGGATCTTACAAGTACCTGAACCATCAAATACTCAACGGGAGACTTTGAAGTGTCGGCAAATCTGGTACGCTGCTCAGACGTATAATCCCGCAATGTAATGCAACGATCTGGCTGATCTGGCTGTGCATGAATGTAGAGACTCCAATCTTGTATACCGCCAAAGGTTCCCGACATCCCGCTTTGAGTAAGGATCAAATTCTTCAAATCTGTTGCAGGTGAATTCATAATCCCTTCCTCGCATGGTTAGCAATCTCTCTGAGCATTGCATCCTCGTTCTCTCCAATAGCTATTTCCAAAAACTTGTACGTCTTGCCGTCTGTGTGGTGGGCGTCTGGATCTTCATGAACATATATGGCGTAATTTGCTGTATATCCAAATATGACCAAAAGATCATCTTTCAATTGTTGCACCTTGCCTTTCAAACTAGATTGAACTTCAAGATGCTCTTTCCCCATCTCACTAGCACCTTTGCCTTTGAAACTAGCAGCCTTTGGAGCACTCTTGTCCCATACAACAAAAGAAGAGGCCCTTAGATTACCAGTATCAATTGGAATGATCCTTCCAGACTCTCTAATGACCAGAAAAGCAGCTTGTATCAAACCAGCCTGGGTCAAACCCTTGATCTTCTGGGCACTGGTATTCAAACGAGCTAGTGTTGCTGACAACCCCTTTGTATGAATGCCTGCTATATTTTTCATAACATAGCCACCCTTAAAAATTCGACAGCCTTCAAATCAGGAAACTTCTGCCAACCCTTAATAGGCTTGGCTCCCTTGGTCTCTTGCGGATCCGGCTTAATCGCATCATCATTCAATCGTCCTAGAAACAACCAACCGCCAATTTTCAAATCACGGTCTGGATATACAATCGAACTGGAGATGTTTTTATTGCCATTAGAATCAACAAACTCTTTGACCTCGTCGTCCCACCTGCATTCAATCTCTACAGGAGCTTCGAAAGCCTTCCGACCAAACCCGTCTCCACCGGATAGCTCTTTGGGCGCCCAGTAGACGGCTTTTTGTTTTCTCATTCTGGTGATGATGCTCATGAGTTTGCCGGACTGATCGGTTCAATTCCATTGATCCGTGCGGTCCTTCTGCCTTTCTTCCTATTCAACTCCGCCAAAGCGCCAGACGTATCAAGCAGTATTGCCTGCTGCCCAAACATCGTAGCATCCAAACGGTATCCGACCTTATATTGATATGATGCTGAGACCGGCCCGGCCTTCTCACTGGCAATGCGCTGTTCCCTCAGAGAGGCGAAGTGAGCTGAAAGATACAACTCAATATCTTTCAACTGGGCTTCGGTTAGAGAGCTGTCCGTACAAACCGAATCCGTAAATCTATTTGCAAGATTGATGAACGGGGTCAGTGTCAGCGAGTCCTCAAACTCAGCGATTGCTCGGACTTCTGCTTGTGTGTTCCTAGCAGCCATTGTCTCCTCCATTCCACAACTTAGGGTCTACGAATTCAGAAACCGCCTTCTCATTCCATTTCAAGCCAAGCTGCTCAATAATTGATTTGATTTGTGAAAATTCTCCTCGGACAATATCTGGTGTCCACACTACAGAGATATCAAGCCCGGCTTCTCTCATCTCACGAAATCTCCGGATATGTGTGTGAACCCATTCACGCCAAGCCTCGGCGGTTTTGAGTTTCCTCATGAAAGGAGTCTTCAAACAAGAGAAGACGATCTCTTCTATGGGCCTGCGTACGATGATCCATTTGGCATTCGGGAATGCTTTGTGGAAAACCGGCCAGACAAGGCACATCTTAGCTCCTTTGTAATACCACGGTCCATTCCGATATCCATCCTGCTTCATGATCAATTCCATTTCAAAACCCAACTCAGGATATGCCTTGAGAGAATTCATGTCTTGTGGTAAAGGAAACTGTCCCATAGGATCAAAACCCATTGATCGCAGATAAGGCTTGATGAGGCCATTACGCACCCGCTCGTTTTCGAACATCCCCTTCTTGTTATTGCGGTTTGGACCGGCAGTGATCCCACCAAAGGCCCCGCAGATATCGACAATACCAGCGGTCATGGAAGTGCCCGACCTAGCAGCTCCTGTTATGAGAATAGGATCACACATTATTCCATGCCCCCTGCACATCTATGTTGTCCACATTGTGAGGCCTTGGCTTTCCATGGAAACAAATCACATCAGCTTTATCCGGTACTGTGTTTGTTTCTTTGCAATCCCTTTTCCAGGAAACGATATTCATTACGTTCTGGATTGGATCCGGTCTCACTCCATACAGCTCCATTAACTGGGTCTCTATGAATTGCTGTTCTGTCATAGCACGCAACCCAAGTTCCTCAGATTTAGCCATCAACTCTTTTCGGCTGTTCAAGAAGGCATCCCAAAGTTTTTCAAAATCCCCTCCACGCCAGCACATGATTCCTGAAGCGAATCTTTTCTTGGAACGGAAGCTGCGCAACATACCAAACCCATGCTTTGGTGCCATCTGTAACTGTCCATTGAGGGTGTGCATGAAAACTGTATCCAGATCAAAATACCAAACCAACTCACCGCTCTGGAAAACACCCTCCCTGAAAAGTTCCATCTTCGCCCAAGTGCGAACACGCTTATGATCGTACTGCCCTTCTATCGAGATGCACTCGACCCCTTCTATATCAAGCGGGTGTTCGGTCAAGAGTCTCTTCTCTTGGTCAGGGAATTGGTTGAACAGATTCCTGACATACCGCTCATCAAAGCCATTGCCTTCTAAGTAGACTCCAGCGACTACAACGCGCAGGTTTTCAAAATGCTTGAACCCATTGGCCTTCTTTACCTTGATCGGCTTCTGCTTCTTGAACCTGGTAACAGATTTGTTCTTAGATTCCTTCTTGATGGAAGCGATATCTTTCCAATCCGGTTGTGTGCTCTGCCCTTTCACCAAACGTTCAAAAGACCGGACTACTGTTTCGACTCTGAGATCCAAAGTATCGAGTGCTGTATACCATACATCTCGCGAATCTGGAGGGCAGCTGTGCCACCAGAAGTCTGGGTGATAATAGCTATTCCATAACATAAGGGTCGGTACCTTGAATCGTGTGGACATGATTGTAATACCGCTTAGATATCCGACAACGCCAATAGACCCTTTCATCATCCCAAAGACATCTTCCAATGAAGTACGACCGACTTCATTGTAAATGAAATTCGTTCCTTCTGCCTTCTGAATACGAAGAAGGATTTTATCCAGCTTCCCTCTGTCCCATGCAGCACCAACCAGGACTACATTTGCTTTCAGCCTATCGCTGATCTCCCGTAGGGCTACATACGTTTTCTTGATATCGAATTCATCCAGCCAACGCTTGTATGTCCCGTGCGGAACTATGTAACAAACAACATAACGCCCATACCGGTTTTGATACCGGTCGATAGCGGCCTGTTCTTCCAAACTCTCAAACATCGGGAAATACCACTGCGGTTCAAGGTGTGGATCAACAGCGGACAAAGATGCTCCATAACGCATCACCCCGTTGTAAGCAATGAACTTATCACACCCGACGACGTTATCAAAGATGGTGCGGCCATCGTGCATGTACGCTTCTTTCCAGATCTTTCCTTCATGGTCATGCTTCAAATATCCGGCAGCATTACACCAGCTACACATACGCACGTAATCAATACTGCGGTCACGGGCATTCTTCATTGGAGAAGAGATATAAATATCGGGTTGGCCATATCCACCTTGTTCGCAAAAAGACTTGGCTTTCAAAAGGCTCCAATAGATGTCACCGACACCCGGCGGAACCAAAATACTGATGCGAGCCTGTTTTAGTTTATGGACCGTGAAAGCCAGTTTGGAAGAGATGGGTTGAACAACACCGACAACCTCAAAACCTATCTCTTCAAGGAGTTGGATCATCTGTTCCTTGGTCGGCATCCATAGATGCTCAACCATTTTCCAGTGATGCTTACCCGACCTGCTCCAGAAGTGTGGGATTTCAAGCACAGCAAATCCAGACGGCTTCAAACAGCGATAGATTTCTTCGAGGACCTGCTTCGGATTTGGCATATGTTCAAGGACATCAAATGAAACGACACTGTCAAAGTAGTCTGTCGGGAAATGGATCTGTTCGATAGTCTTTGGGAAGAACCTTCGTGCTCGGGATGTTGGTGAAAGGTCACAACCCATTGCATCAACACCCTTATCCAATAAGGTGTTCACGAACGCTCCGGAACCACAGCCAACGTCAAGCACCCGATCGCCCTCACCCATATCCTGGAAACTGTATTCCTCCACACGGGCTTTTGCTACTTCCAGATCGTGTTCATAAGAGTGCTGATAGACCGCTTCATGGTATTGCTCTTCATACCACTTAGCTAGCTCAGAAGCCGGCATATCACCAACGTCTTGATGGCTGACACCGCACCTCTGGCAAACCAACATCGGTATACCGTTCTTGGTCTTGTGATCAAAAGACCGGCAACTGCAGATGTAGCATTTCTCTATCACTTTCTTCATGTCACTATCCTCGTCACTACAATCACAACCTGAACATCAGTTGCTTCTCCTCCATGTGCTATTCCTTGCCATGTCCCATCCACATTGCGACGAAAATGAGCTATGACATCCCACTCCTCTTCATTCAAAGGATTTCCTGTGGTGACAGACCGCACCAGATCCTTCACCACTTCGGCTGGTATGATGTTATGGTTGAATTGGGTCATATCCAAAAGCCTCTTGCAAACGATTGATGTCCTGCAAATAGGGTTCCACAAGTTTCATGTACTCGGAATAAATCGCCCTTGCGCTCTTGGACATCCCTGTGCATGAAATCTTGGTTTCGTATTGATCAGGGTCGGGTGGGTTAATCAAGCCAACATCCTGACAGAGCTTGGTTGCTGCGGGACGGCCACCTGAAACGAGATCCTCGTGCCTGACCAAAATCCTCAAATGGTTCTTTTCAATACCAGCGATCAATTCAAATTGTTTGATCCACTCTTCACAGAATTGTCGAATGTCACCCTCTCTTGTGCAGTTCGGGGTATGTACTGAGAAATCCTTTTTGAAACGGCTTGTGAAACTCATGAAGAAATCACGAATAAGGAAAACCACGTTTGATTCTGGAAACTTCTTGTTGATGAAATGCAGGACCGTTTCATTCCAATTCACTTCCTTGAGTCCCCACCTAGAATAGCCTTCCCGTTGTGCCGTAACAGCATAAAGCCTATCCAAGTAAAGAGCACGAGCAGCAAAAGCATCCTCCAGTTCAGGCGAGAGAACGGCCATCCACATATTTGCCTTCTTCTCCCTGAATGTCTTCAAATCATGGCCGCTGCGGTCAGGACTCCAACGATCACCATAGGGGAAAAGCAATGATGTATTCTCACCCCAAACAAGCACCTCATTAGTAGAGGTCAGGATTCTCTGAACCCATGTGCTTCCAGATCTAGGACACCCGGCTAAAACAAAGATTGGCCTATTATGCAAGATACTCAACGTAACGCTTCCTCCAACGCCATCTTCGGAAATTCATTAAGGCCGGATTCAGGGTTGGCGTTGATCACCTCAACATCCGGCACGGACTTCTTCAAATTCTTTGCGAGGACGGCGAACCCTTTATGGAACTTATCTAGCAACTGATCACCCTCTTTACTAGACTTCGCCTTGGCTACATGACAGGGATTATTTTTCGGGTTGGGATGCCAGTTCCAATTTGGTACATCGTTCTTCATATCAAACCCGACAAGGATTATCTTCTTGCAACCCAATTTCACAGCCAGCTCAACAGCAGAGGCGCCAGTGTTCAAATACCATTTGATTTCAAAGGACTGCTTTGCCAATCCTCCGGTTGAAATCCTCAACTGATTCAAGAACCGCACAGCCCTCTCACCATAATCCCGAACCATGTTTACCTGCCGAGCTACTGGACAGCATGTGACTTTCAATCCGGCGAACTTGGCTAATCGCTGGCGGTGGATCTCTTCCCACCAAACGTAATCGCCAAAGAAACAGATGTCCACCCACGCACCAAGAAGGTATGCATCATTGCAACCAATGATACGGAAGTCTTTGATGAGATCCAGGTCGATGCCCTCTATGGAGGGTCCGCCACCTACGATCACGCAAGTACGATCTCTCCACATTTCAGGAACCGACCAAAACCATTTCTCTGGATTGTGAGTGGACACTTTAATCCTTTACAGCCTCACGACTTTTTCTTTCGTTTGGCTTTGACTTTCTTTTTGGGCTTCTTGGGTTCCTTGGGCATAGCTTCAAGAATGTCAGGAAGGGCTTCGACTCCACCTTCAACTAACTCATCTGCCTGTTCACGAGTCAGATAACCATCATGTACTGATTCACCTGTCTCTGTATTGAACACTACCCAACGAGCCCCTCCCTTGTGCTTCGCTGCCAAGGTGATAGATTCTTCATCAAGCTCGTCATCTTCTGCTTCAATGATCGCTCTTACATCCTCATCATCAGCATCAATGAGACCTTCGACTCGCTCAAACTTCGACGGCCATGTCTTCTTGAGATCACGGTCGGAAGTAACGATTTGCCCCGGCTTAAATACCATGTCCCCGACACGGTACGTTCCGAAAAGCAGTTTGAATTGCATCTTCTTACTCATTTGCTTCACTCCTTCTCTTTTTCTCTTTCCCTTCCACCCTTGGGGGGAGTTTTTACGCTCCCCCCTTGGGCAGAAGATTAGGGTTATTCGGCGAAGTCAGCGATACCACAGCTACCGTCCTGATCGGTGCGGAGCAGCGGAACCTGAATCGTCATCACCTTGTTGGTCGTCTTCAGACCACCCATGGAATCCCAGCGAACGTTCGTCACTGCGAGACCTTCGACGATTGCGGCAACATCCTTGGTAGCCTGCAACATGATCACATGACCATCTGTCAGCTTATCAGCGATGTCGATAGAGAGGATGCCTTCCATCTCCATCAGGCGCGAACGAACCGTCTTCGGATAATTCGAAGTGTAGTCATCATCCAGCACAGTGTCATACGCCGTCGGCGCGAACACCATGTACGGACCATAGTAGCCGGCATCGATCAGGGCCTGCTTCATATTCAGCAAGTCAGTTTTCGGTGCGGCACCAGAGGCATCCCAAGGAGCCGTCAAGCTGCCGGCATTGGCAGACGGGAAGTCTACCAGTCCGTAGATCACCTTGTCGGCGAACTGGAACGAATCCAGACCATTGCACGCAATATCCTCAACCTTCTCTGCAACCTTACGGCCAGCAGCGGAGGCATAACTCGTGTCCAGGTTACGGCCATTGTTGCGGGCCGCCTGAATCATACGTGCATTCAAGGAATACGATTTGTGAACGATGGGCAGAGGGAGTCCCCTCAACTCATAGTTCAGGCGATCGTCGTCGCCCTTGGTAACCGCATCCATATCAACATCGGCATCATCCATGTCACTCACGTCTTCGTATTCGTAGATCGTTGTTCCGAGACCACCGGTCAGCGGAATCACCAAGCCACGAGAGCGAAGAGCTGCGACAACACGTAAACGCTGCTGCACTGCTTCAACGATAGCCGTATCGTACTGCTTCCATTCATCCTTCCGAAGAAGATCATTGGTACGCAGACCCGACGGATCCATGTTGCAAGCGAGCAGCTTGGTCGCGACATCGCCATGAGCCTTGCCATTGATGATGGCGTCCATTCTTGCTTTGCTCATTTTTTCTTTCCTTCCTGTAGTTAGTTGTTAAAAGCCTTACACCGCGATGCACTTCAGCAGGCGGGTAGATTCCGCACCACTGGAGCTACTCAGATCGAGTGCTTCTTCTGCGATTGCTACGATCTGCTTACCGTAAATCGTAGTCAGAGCACCAGAGCTGTCAGCCCCAAGTGTCTCTGTATCCGGTGTGTGAGGCTGTACGTCGCCGTCACCTGCGCTCTCAAGAGGATCCCCAATAGAAACACTCTCGCCGTCTTTCAACTGCAAGAGAACGCGATCGCCCGGCCGGAGGACTTCCGCCTGCAAGCGGTTGTCTGCCGAATAATCATCCGTGACCGTCTTACCCTGCAGATCATCTTCGACAGCAACGATAAGCGGAAGTACATTGCCACCAGCAGTGGAGTGCTTCTGGAACTTATCAGCGCTTGTCAACTCGACGATCTGGCCGGGTGCCACTGCTTCTGCAGCAGGCCGGTCGTAGCGAATCGGGTCGCCGTAGCGAGCGAGTACGATTTTCCTTTTAGCCATTTTCTTTCTCTCCTTTCAAAGAGTTGTTGTGATTAGCCGTCCTGCCGGTCGTAGTTGACTTCCGGCATATCAGGGACGTCTTCATCTTCTTCGTTCGTCTCCGGCTCTGCGGGAGCTTGGGCGGTGTGATCCACCGTCTCACCCGAAAGTGCCAAGAGATTCTCCAGCTCGCCCAACTTCTTGGCCTGAAGTTGCTGCTTGCTGAAACGACACGCTTCGTTCTTGGTCAGGACGTCAACGATGGCATCCTTACGGGCCTGCAACGAGCGCTGTCCTTCTTCGAGGACTTCACGAATCTCCTCAGGAGCGTTCGCAATGAACTCTTCTGCGGACTGAGGCTTTTCTTCCTCATTCGGAGTCGGTTCCGGTTCTTCCGTTTCCTTCTCAGGGTCCGGTTCTTCCGTTTCCTTCTCAGCAAGGGCCTTGATGGGAGCATGCATCTTCTGGAGCTGCTCTTCTTCGAGACCTTCGAGGAAGCCTTTGTCCTCATCCGTCCACTGACCATTCTCGATCAGCGCTTGGATCAGTTCGGTTTTGTTCACGGTATGTTCTCCTTTCGCTTGGTTTTCTACCGTATCCTTCTCTTCTTGTCCCACGTCGTCGTCCCCTTCCTTTGGGGAATCTGAATTCATTACGGGGACGAATTCCTTTTTCTCTACGACCTCAACCGGGTCGCCCGAAAACTCTACCTTATCGTCAGCACCAACGGAGTATGCCTGCTTGTACATAGTGACGCCGTCGTTGTTTTCAACAGAGTAGATGAAATACTTGTCATAGATTTCTTTGATGAATGTATAGACATCATCAGGGTAGTTCTGGGAGAGGATAGCATAGATACTGTCCTGGATATCCCAGTGGCTTAACTCATGGATAGTCAAGCCACACTTACGGGCGATCTTGTGTGTCAGCCTCTGGAGGAAATTGACCGACGGGATAGACTTATCGCCACTTTTATCCCTGTTAAGCCTCGGCATGCCAGCGCCATCATCCCAACTGCATGCACCCACACTACCAGGGAGGAGAGCCAAATGGTCAGGCCGGTAGTTCCTTGCAATAGCAACATACTCTTCACCGTTCCACTGTGCACCATCTTCTACGGCTTCATTCTCGGTAAAGAGGCCGGTGGACACTTCGATGGGTTCATCCTGGATCAACATAGCCATACACTCAGGACTGATCTTGGACAGCTTATCCTTGCGCAACCATGCTTCGGCTTTCAACTTTCGCTGGTCCGGATCCCAGTTTGCCTTGAACAAGGTCCCGACCGTCTGCTTCTCGAAAAGATCAGGACTATTTGCCGTGGTAGGATTCCCCTGGGCATCTTCCGGATGGAAAATCACAACCGGACGGCCATTCCATGCGTCGGTAAATGTAGCAAGTTCATCGGGCGGATAGTAAAGATTGTTGTGAACACCCTCGCATATCAGCACCGTAGGAACTACAAGATGGGCATGGCCGTCAAGCATCTCCTCACGGATGAAGCTCGCCATGTTGTGGCGAAGTTTTTTCAGATCACTCATTACGCTATCTCCTTTTTCTGTTTCTTGGTCCAATCGATCTCATCAAAATTCTTCCTGCCGGTGTCGGACAGAAGGGGACTTCTAGACTCTGCACGGTTACGAGCAATCTCATTCAAGTCGCCGGGATTCTGTTTCTTGCGCTTACCTAGTCCTTTGCTGATGTAAACCATTAGGCTTCCTCCACTTCTCTTTCCATCACTTCAGTGGCTCTTGCCATAGATCCAGAAATCCCTCTTGGAATAGCTTTCAAAAAAGCAAGTTTGTCATTTGGATACAGAGCTCGACCATCGGGAAGTTGAATGCCATAGGCTTTCCAATAACGAACAAGAAGGCTAGCGGATCCATTGAAAGACATCTTGTCTCCTCTCAAAGAGACTTCTCCAATTACCTTCTGCTGCCCGTTCTTCAAGGTCTTCAATATCTGTACATATTGTTCCTTCATAAGATAGTTCCTTTCTCAAAGGACTCGACAATAACCCTGAACTCTTCGAACACAGGTTTAATACGTTCTGGAACGGTCGAATCAAAACCAGAAGAATATAGTCTGAAAGCATCATAGCCGTCTTCGTCCTGCAACGCCCGAACCAGAAGCTGACGACGAGCTTCTAAAGTATTTTTTGTAACCTCGTTCACACCTAATTTGGACATCTCTGGACCATTGAAAAACTTCTCCACATCCAAATCTTGCAACGTCTTCAACCAGCGACTTCTCATGTACTCAAAGTCATCCGGAAGAGTGGCAAGGAAATCGCTACGCATGTGTGCTTTTATCAAGTTACTAGAAAAACAATAGCCATTATCAATCAATTTCAAAACAGACTCTTTACCCTTGGTTGAAACCATCCAATTATACGAATGTCGATCTCCGGCACCCGTCAGATAATCAAACACAAAAGTATCGGCGCCCTGTTTGGAGTCGATGAGATTATCTACAAAATCCCAAGGCAACTTGCCATTTGCAGCAGCATCTGCAGCGGGAACATAATCATCAAGATACTGCTGTATTGAAACATTGCCATAGTCTTTCAAACCTCTTCGATAAACAGTACGTGGAACTTTGTTCAGACCAATCTCTTGATCAAATAAATAAGCAGCACGCTCTCTTTGAGCCGCTGTGAACTCTGGATTCTCAAGTAAAGCGGGGTGCTTGTATTCTCCAGACTCCTTCTTGAGAACTCCTGTAACCTTCTTGTCCCCTTTTTTCAAACGAACTAATTGAGCATCATTCACACCCCCACCAAGATTAGATGATTCTGTTACAGTTCCAGTTCCAAAAGCAACCTCATCTGTAATGGGAACAGAAGGCACAGCGTCCGGCTTTGCCGGCAGACAGACACAACGACAGTTTGGATGAACAGGAATAAGGCCGCGAGCTTCCTTCAATGAAAATATCTGACCCTCTAACTCCATGCACTGAGAACAGACGCGGTCATCAAGAGCAGTAGCAAACTCGGCCAATACTGTAACACCCTCTGCCCCTGCCTGCTCATAAGTATTTATGGTAGCGACATGATGAGCACGTACGATTTCTGTTCTTGCAAGCGTTCTGGCCCTCTTGATCTCCAAACCAACCGCTTTGTTCATCGCACGGGCGATCTTCTTAGGATTATCACCATCAATAAGACCCTGTGAAAGAACACGGGTGATGGCGGTTTCTGTTCGACGCGTCACACTCTTGACCCCATCCCAAGTACGAGTGTAGAGATTGGCTACAGTGTCCATATGAATAGGGGCATTAAATGGAGACTGGAATGGACCATCAGACACCTCACCTATGCCAGCGATCTCTAATTCGGTCTCCGCTCGAATCATCCCCTTCTTATAGCTGGACTCGATATATTGATCAGTCCAGCGGACAGCACCACCAGAGGACCCTTGAACAACACCAAGAGGCGCGTCCGGCTTGGCCATCTCATCTTCCAACCATTTTTGGAAGTCCTCTATCTTCTGATCGCTTGTGGTGAAGCCGGCGAAGGCACGGGGAGGGAGAGCCTCGTTCGCTGTAAGTGTATTGGTCGAGTGTGACTCGCTCAATCCCCGTAACGCCGGCATTGGATCTCTCAACCCAAAGCAATCGTTTTCTATGACACTCTTGTTGATCAACCCTTTAATCAATCTGAAACGCTTGTACATTTCGGCGGACATTTTTCTACGTAACATAGTCGTGCGGGTTGGGTCGGCCCTTCCGGTGGTGCTCCCGTTCGTTGCCAAGGAGGAAGCGGTGAGAGAGCGAAGACCTCCCTGCCTCACGCTTTTTTGGAGCACACTGAGCCGACCCAACCCCATCCGGGTGGAGGTACATACAGCACAGGTATGTTGCACGATGGTCATTCAGCTTCTTCCTCTTCGATGTCAATTTCTTCTTCGGGCTCTTCCAGTCCAGCGGCTTCTGCCTCTTCGCGTTCCTGTTCCAGGTACTCCTCAACAGACTTCATCATTTCCTGAACACGTTCGCTGTCCCATCCAAGCAAATCAGTAAGGAAGTATTCAGGAGGAACGATCTGGTCAGCTCCGGACTTGATATATTCAGCAAGGGCCTTGGTCACATTGAGTACGATCTCGCTAGTCTCTTTCTCATTGCTCTCGATGAGTGGAGGCCATTCAAGACGGTAATCATAATCGCCGTCAAGGGCATCATCGACAGAAGCAGGAGCTGTGATGGCACCGACTGAGATCAACCTATCGATGAATGCTCTTACAATAACAGCCTCGGCGAAATTCTCCCTGCGTTCAGCCACCCTGTCATACCAAGCCTGTTGGTCCTGTGAACTAGCCAGCTCCCCCCGCTCACTACCAAGAAGAATACGAACAGGTATCTTGGACTGGGCCGAGATCAACTTCATCTGGATATCAAAATGCTCTTTGGGATTGGCTACCTGAGGAGATAATGGCTTGGCAGTAACCCCTTCCAGTTTCAGGAAGCGAGACAGGCCATGGATGTAGTTTTCAATCTCGTCATCGATGGCGTCAGAGGTCTGATCAAATTCGTACTCGGGATCTTTCTCGAAAGAATAGCCCGGGAAGCCACCACGCCAGAACATCTCACCAGAACCGCCGGCAATCTTCTGGACATCATAGAGGTTATTGAAAATCTTCTGGAGTCGGGGTGTACCATAAACATCGGACTCCTCAAGCTCCTCTGCTACGTGAATGACCCTCTTCCAATGGACCAGGTGTGTCCGCGAAGAGGCTCCTTCTGAATCAGCCATCTGCACCTGGACCTTCAACTTGTAAATCTCTGGAAGGCCATAACGAGGATCTGACGGGTCATTAACCGTCGAATGGATTGTGGCGTTCGTCTGAGAATAAGGCTTCACATACAGAAGCTGGGAAACACCCGAGGGTTCATTCTGCATGTCCTCCGGCTTTTTGACATCATTAAACCCAAGGAACAAGACACCGTATTCACCGATACCGGAAATAATATCTAAGCGACGGAAGTAATGACGCAGCTTGAGCCTCTTGACATACAGTTTCCATTCTTTTTCAAAGTCAGTGAAGTTGTTCTCATCTTCGTCATCAATAACCTCTGGCATGCCCTTCCATGTAGCATCAGGGTAAGCCTTAACTATCCGGTCAGCGATACCCATGCGTTTGAACTTTTTCTCGAAGTCCTGGAATGTCAGAACCTCCTTGTAGCCACAAGACTCATAGATATTACGATCACCACCGAATTGATCGCCAAGGCCGGCAGCAAGAGCGGACCGGCTGACCATAGCAGAAGAGAGAACGCGAAGAAGACCGTCGGTCGCTTTTCTTTGGTTACCTGATATCTTCTTCTTAACGGTTATTTTCTTCTTTGCTTTTGCCATCGTTTTGATCTCCTACCAAGTGCCATCCAGCACTTTCTTCCCAAGGGCTATTTTATTGAATGCTCCTGCCGATGCATCGACCATGTCCTTGTAATCAGAAAGAGGAAAGTCATGGAGCTGGTCAATGAAATCGCCGGTCCAATCCCGTATAAGAACATATACGTTACCGGCTTCAACTTGGATTGCAAAGGGCTCAGCCCTACGCACCTTGTCACCCTGGCCACTGACTTTGTCGGCCTTGACTTTGAAACCAGCCAGATCCTTGATACTGAACTCAGCAGATTCTTTACCACCGGAGCCGGGTTCCTGCTCTAACCAGATTGTCAAACCGTCATACCCTTTTGCCTCATCAGCTTGAGCAACGGCCTTTATGATCTTGTTACGTTTGCCATACGACCATTGGCCCTGCCTGATGTTCTCTATGACATAGGAACCGTCCTTCATTCGGTGCATCAACACCCCGGCCGTATAACAACCACCGCCCTCTGTAGCGGCCTTATCCCAGTAACGAGCAGACTTTTCAATCTTAGTGCGATCAAACTCGTGGATCTGTTTGATGTTCTCTACCTTGAACATTCCACCTTCGCGAGGAGTGGGTTCCTGGTCCAACTGAGCAGCAGTTCCGTAAGAACCCAGCTTCTTCTTCCACGTGGCCATAGTCTTCTTGGTAAATCGGCCGGGCATCAGAAGTTCGTTGGGTTTCGTCCTCGGGTCCTTGACATCCAAAGGTGATTTGATTATGGAACTCTTCTTGTACTCGGCGGGTAGCTTGATGATGCACCAGTCATCATCGCCTTCGTTTTCCAAGACGTGACCAAACAGATCCTGATGATGTGAACGCTGACCGATCAACACATATGCTCCGGTGTTAGGGTCATTCAAGCGGGTACTGAGGCTCTCATCCCACCACCGACAACAAGTCTGCCTTTTAATGTCACTCTCGCCCTCCATGATATTATGAGGATCGTCTACGGTGATTATATCGCCACCTTCTCCCGTTGCTACTCCTCCAATGGAAGTAGCCAACCTGTAACCGCCCCTATTGTTTTCATACCGGATCTTAGTGTTCTGATCGGAGGTGAGTTCAAAGAAAGGAGTACCGTCTGCAGTGATCTGTCGAATAAGCGCTTGGTATTCTTCGGACTGAATGAGACGCCGGGTTTTGACACTATCACGTACGGCAAGGTTGTGGGCATAAGAGGCGCTGAGGAATTGAATTGCCGGTTCATGAACCCAAGCCCATGCTGGAAAGAACACACCACACGAAAGACTCTTCATGTGGCGAGGTGGGATGTTGATCATAAGATAGCGGATGTATCCCTGGAAGACCGCCATGAGATGATCTGCCATACAATCAATATGCCAATTGCTTACAAAGCTTCTAGTTTCTACCGTGCCCCAAAAGTGGCGAATGAAGTCGCCCAGCGACCGGCGAGCTATCTCGCGTCGCAGTATTTTGGGGTTCGGGAGATGAGGTAGCTTCGTCGCCGATGGCTTCTTCAAGCATGTCTGCGAGTTGCTCAAGTTTCTTCTTCCCTATCTTACTCAACTTACTGATGTCAAATTCATGTGAATGGCTATGATCCATTTTGCCAACGATAGTCTGGATGTTTTTCCAACGATCCGGATTTCGATTGCACAACCAGAAGATCATAGCGGTAACGTTTGGAGCCATGTGCTTCCTCATTGTGATGATCTTGTCTGCAGGGACTCTGACTAGATTTGCTCCTCTACCTTGGCGAAGCTCAATCTGCTCGGTCTTGGTTTCGGTGTACCAATATCCAAGAGCGCGTTTGAGGAGTCCTTGTTCAACCCTGCCGTTGTCGAAATCTTCTCTACCGGCTTTTTTAGCTTCCAATAAATCAGGGTGTTCTTGCATCCATTTGTTTAGGGTCTGAACAGAGATATCAAGAATTTCAGCGACCTCTTCATTACCACACCCCCGCCTGTACAGCTTGCCAATCACCGATACATGATAGGCAGGATCGTACTCAATAGGAGGACGTCCCCGTCCAGCACTCATCTTGCTTTTCTTCTTTACCGTTACCTTTGCCATAACGCTTTGCAATATATGGACCACAGCCAAAGAGGATAAGAAGGAATTGATATTCGATTCCAAAAAATACTGATATATGTGTGTTTTCTGCATGTAAAAAATACTTAAAAAACTTTAAGTTTTACCTTTACCTCTACCCAGCCCGGAGGTAGTATATAAGTAGGTTCTTTGATAAATAGGAAGGCGGTTATGAGACACCCTCCTCAAAACACCAGACAGGGGCAGCCTCCTGAGAGAGCCGAGACCTCCTGATCAGACCCATAGGTTGTGGTGTTAGAGATGAAGTTGAGGACGGGGTGATCGAAGTGGATTAAGAAGAGCACCAATCGAGCGTGTACTTGCCACGGAGACACTTGATAGGAACGACGGTAGACTTCATCGAAATCCTGATGGGTGGGGGTGAGCGTGTTGCTTCAATGTAACACGCTCCTCTCATTAAAGGACAAGCTGAGTCCAAAGTCTCAGCACAAGCAACATAAGGAGAGAGAAGATGAAAAGGCCTTTTCAAGAGGTAGAAGCTTGCTGGGAGCACACGGAAAAAGAAGAGGAGGAAGAATAATGTATATCGGAACAATAAGCCAAAGCGAGATAGAAAAATTGGCTAATGAAATCAAAAACGAAATCATAGCCATGGACGGAAAGCCGAATAAGGAATGGCGGCTTAGTATCTCGGCGAATGGAAATGTCAGAGTACAGGTTGTCTTTCAAGATTTCGTAGGAATGGAAGATATCCACGAAAAGTATCTGTAGACTATACTAAATCGAAAGAGGAGGGCTTCACCCTCCTCTCATACTAACGTGGTGGTTAGTATCTGATGAGAAGCCAACATAAGGAGAGAGAAGATGAGAATGAAGAAAACAATGAAAGAAATCAAAGAACAACTACTGAACCATAAACGTGAACTCGAATCTATACATGGACCATTAGGACCTCCACTGAAAAGAATAGTTGCTGTTGGAAACATGGGGCCTCCTGTTTATCAATGGTGGGATGGTGGATCCAAGAGTCTGAAGCGCTTCGTTGAAAAACACCATGCAGATAAGAGCATTTCCAAAATTGTGGTTCAATACATTTACATTCCATATAGCTCCGCTCACAGCGAGGTTGTGGTCTGGGAACGATGATTCTGCAAAACATCGGTCAACAATTCTTTTGAACTTTTTTCAACACTGCTATAGCTGAACGTTTTTTTGAAGTAAGGCTCTGAAAGTGGGATATGACGAATTTTCAAAAACTCGATTTGGTATAATAGTAGTAGTGAGTTGGAATTGATCCGACTACAGACAAAGGAGAGAGCAGATGAAGTGGTATCGTACTGAATGGAATCAGCAGGTCAGGAAAAGAAAGGGATCTGATGCCGGCAAGATGGTGCGGGAAAGAAAGTGCTACGAAACGAAAAGTCTCACGGACTTACATGCAACCATCCGAAGTCGGCACCCAGGAGCCAGGACACTGATGCTGGATGACAGCATCGAGTGGCCGTTCGGAACATATGCTGAAATCATAGCAAGGAGCTGACATGGGACACTATAAAGAAGAAGAAAGAATCTGGTTTGAAGCATACAGCATCTGGATAAGTGAAGCAGAGGCAGTCCGCATAATCCAAAAGTTGGACAGATGGACCGGCATGGAAACAACCTGCAAATTCAGAAGTAGCTTCGGTGGTGTCGCATATCCCTGGAGGAAGACGATTATGCTTCCATCCAAGACCCTGACAGTTGGACTACTGCTACACGAGTACGCTCATATAGCTCATTACTGCCCCGATGTGTTTACCGACATACCAAGACTGACAAGGAGAGATAGAAAGGGCCGTAAAGTCAAACCACATGGTGTTGAGTTTGACACGGTCTTGATGCGCATCCACCACTACGGCAAGCGGAAGAACTATTGGAGAAAAAGAAAGGTGAGGGTACGGAAAATAAAATGAAGACATCAAAGCTACCAAAGAAATTAGAACGAGGACAATACATCATTTCGAAAACGGGGATCGTGGCTAAAGTCATGATCTCATTAAGAAGAGAATACCGAGTCTTCAACAAGCAAAATTCCAAAGTGGGTTTCAAGATGCGAGGCAATGCCAGACAAGCTCGGGCAAGACTGCAAGATGAATATGGGATCAACTACTACAACAAGAAAAGCAGAAAGGGATGGAAGATACAGAGCAGAACTCTGTATCGTCTGCAATACTTGCCAAACGAATATCATCCCAAACAGAGCATGAAGAGCCACACCCAATTCACCAGAGCAGACCTTATCAAATCTGGATGTCGATTGATTGTGGTAGAAGAAAAGACCCCAAAACGGAAAATCAAAGTCAAATCGAAGAAGCGGAAAATCAAAGTCAAATCGAAGAAGCGGAAGATCAAAGTCAAGAAAAGGGGATCCAAATGAACAATGAACTGGCAAATCAAGTCCAAGCGATATACAATATCGTAAACCTAGAACCCATTGTGAGCCATGACCAATTGGAACAAACCATAGCCTGTGCGAGCATAAATGACATCGCCAATATGGGGCTTATGGGATTCCTTTGGTTCTCAAAACATATGTCCTGGGAACAAGAAATCCGACTCGAACACATAATGAAGTATCTCAATATGGAAATCTCCTTCAAGGAGTATCGGCAATTCGCCGGCAGGTGGATTGAAGATCAAGACGAAGGGGAAGAAGGAGCGCTACCATGTGTGTCCTACTAATAGTGGTGCTGGCAATATGGCTGTCCTTCATAGCAGTCATACTGGGAGAGCTTATTTGGGAAGTGATCAAGATTACAAAAACAGGAGAGAGAAGAAATGAGGACAAAAGACAAAGTCGAAGAAATCAAAAAACGAATTGATGAAGAGGATGGCTTTGCTATTGCCGCCCTGTTGGAGGTTTACTCCTATCAGACTAACGATGAGCAACAAGCCCACCACACGATTGAACAGAACGGAAGAGGATTCAATAGTACTGATGCAGCAATCCTCAGTTCAATTGCCGAGCAGTATATAAAACGGCAAAGTGTCTCGGAACGGCAACTCGCTGTTGTTAAAAAGTGCCTGAAGAAGTACCACGGCCAGATCCCGAGCACCTTAAGTCCTGTCAACGCAACTATAGGGCGGGGCAAAAAGAAAGATGAATCAAAACTCGGCAAGATGGCTGGTATCGTCAATGGGAAAATCAAAATCATCTTCCCTTACGATACAGAAACAGTTGCTGGAGTAAAGAACAGGATCGCAGGCCGGCGATTCAAAAAGGAAGGAAAGAAGGCATGGTGGGAAGCACCTTTGAGCGTACCCAACACAGAAGCCCTTATCGATATGGGCTTCGAAATCAAAGGCAAGCTCAAGCGCTGGTATGATGAACAGACTAGTGCACCAGATCCTGTAGATATAGATGGACTGTATGACTTCCAGAAGCTGGGCGTTGGTTTCATTGAATCCAGGAACGGAAGAGCCTTAATAGCCGATGAGATGGGGCTAGGGAAGACCGTTCAAGCCCTTGGCTACTGTAAGACCCATCCAGAAAAAAGAACGCCGTCAGAGCCTTGTTTAGTGGTGTGTCCGGCATCGGTTAAACTGAACTGGGCGAAAGAAGCTAGAAAGTGGATTCCAGATGCCGAGGTAGAAGTTCTGAATGGACGTACCCCATATGAAACCGAAGGATCGATCCTCGTGATTAACTACGACATCATGAGCGGATGGATTGAGAAGTTCCAAAGAATGAAAATCGGGATGGTAATCCTGGATGAGTGTCACTACATCAAGAATGTCAAAGCAAAGCGAACGAAAGCATGTCTTACCCTATGTGAGCACTCTGACTCAGTCGTGTGCCTGTCGGGAACCCCAATAACGAACCGCCCAGTGGAATTTTATACAGCACTGCGGGCAATCGACAAAAGGGCATTCCCCTCATTCTGGCAATATGCCAAACGCTTCTGTGGAGCGACGAGAGGCAGGTTTGGGTGGGACTTCAGTGGAGCAACTCACACAGATGAACTCCACAGCCTGCTTACCAAGACGTTGATGATACGAAGACTCAAGGAAGATGTACTGACCGATCTTCCAGCAAAGCAACGATCAGTTGTACCAATGGAATTGAGTAAGCAAGGAAAAGCAACATATGAAAAAATCATGTGTGACTTTGAGGGCTGGCTCGAGGAGCAGGGAAAGACACCGGAAGAGATTGAACGTACAGCAGCAGCAGAAGCACTGACAAAAATAGAGAAGCTGAAACAGGCTGCAGTAGAAGCAAAGATGAAATCCTGTATTGAATGGATCCAGGATGAAATCGATGCCGGCGAAAAGCTGGTAGTCTTCGCAACACATATCAAGACTCTTGATGAACTGGAGAAAAAGTTTGAAGGAAAAACAGTTCGTCTGGATGGATCCACTGCTCAAAACAAACGGCAGGAAGTTGTGGACAAATTCCAAAACGATTCCAGCATTCGCCTCTTCCTTGGAAACGTCAAAGCAGCCGGTGTAGGAATTACGCTAACCGCAGCGAGCAATGTGGTTTTCGTAGAGCTTGGCTGGACTCCAGGAGAGCATATTCAAGCGGAAGATCGAATTCATAGAATCGGACAGGAAGCCGACAGTGTCATGGCCTACTACCTAGTAGCTGATGAAACTATCGAGGGAGATATTGCTGAGATGCTGAATGAGAAACAAAAGGTCCTGGATTCCGTACTCGACGGAAAAGGTGGAGAGGCCAGCACTGTGTTGGTTGACTTGCTGGGATCATTAATAAAGAAGGAGAAGGGATCAACCTGACACGGAGGAAATCATGAAAGAAGCATTCGTACCATGCAAGAAATTCTCTGACAAGAGCATAGCCGTTTTACACCACGCGAATGAAATCGTGCAGGAGTATATGGCTCAAGGATACCAACTCACACTACGCCAACTCTACTACCAGTTCGTGGCGCGAGGTTTATTTGAGAACGACGGCCGGAACTACGGTATGCTAGGCCGACTTCTCAATGATGGGCGTATGATGGGTTTAATTGACTGGAAAGCTATCGTAGACAGAACAAGGTTCGCCCGTATGAACGCCCACTGGCCTGATGCCGCTTCTATCGTGCGTGACGCAGCCCGTCAGTTCAAACTGGATAGGTGGGAAAACCAAGACCATTACGTGGAAGTGTGGGTCGAAAAGGATGCTCTCATTGATGTAGTCAAGACGGCCTGTACGCCGCTGGATGTGACATGCCTTTCCTGCCGAGGGTACATGTCCGTGAGCTCTGTATATGAAGCGTCCAAGAGATATCTATTTGCGGGGGATGAAGGCAAATGCTTGTGGCTTTTTCACCTCGGTGACCATGACCCAAGCGGAATAGATATGACCCGCGATATCCGAGATAGGCTTGAACAGTTTATCGGAAGCTCTGTCTATGTTAAACGGTTAGGGCTTAACATGGATCAGGTCGAGAAGTACTCACCACCGCCGAACCCGACTAAACTCAAGGACACTCGTGCGGAAAACTATGTCAGCCGTTTCGGAAAGACGAGCTGGGAGTTAGATGCTCTTGAACCCAAAGTGCTGGTCAAGTTAATCAAAGACGCCGTGGAAAAACTGATCGACTGGAATGAATGGGAAGAGCGTGAAAAAGAAGAAGAACTGAGTAAGCAAAAACTGTTGGACTTCAGCGAGTCGCTGTAACAACAAGAAAACCAAAATAAGGAGGAAGAATAATGGAGATCAAAGAAGTATTAAGAATGTTGGAACAGATGGAAAAGGACATCAAATCTGGAGATGTGATGGAGATGATGATCAGTGCCAGGGTAGTCTTAGAAGCAGAACCAGGAATGCGTACATATCTGTTTTCTGTAAACCCAGAAGTAGCAAACGTGCTGGCAATTCTTGCCATTGGCTATCTGTACAAAGTTCTTCCAAAGAACCTGTTTGTTAATATCTTTGACAAACAGAAACAGGAAAAATACTCAATGAAAAAAATCAAAGAAATGGGGCTCGGTAAACTATTCGGACTAGACGATGAGAAGGGTGGTCTCGGATGAGTGGAATCAGTGGTGCCATTATGGCCAAGGTGAACAAGATGGAAAAGGAGCTAGAAGAAATCCGACTCCTTTCCAAACGAGTTGAACAGCTTGAACTCAAGCTCCAAATGAAAAAAGGAGATGAAAAAGATGAAAACTGAAACAAACTTCGCAGTGGAGAAATTCCCGGTGAACCTGCGTCAAAGATACAAAGCAGCGTGCATCAAAAAAGGGGTCACGATGAGAAATCAACTCATAGCCCTGATTGAGATATGGGTCAATCATCAAGAAAGCAAAAGCATCGACGCAGCTATAAAAAACAGACAGGAGATGAGAGGATGAAGATCAGACTATCTAAAGCAAAGACAGAACAACTATGGGATCAATATCAAAACATGGTCTATGAAAGAATCTGGTCATGGAATCGGACAACGGGCTTCGATGTGTCTGAATTAGAAAGTGAAGCCTATGTCCTATTCATGCGAGCTATCACCAAGTGGGATCGCAAAAGAAACTTTGGGACATTTCTGACAACCGTCCTGAATAATGGATTTCTCTTCATGATCAAAAAGGCCATCGAAAAAACTCCCATAGCTACAGATCCGTCCTGCTTGGAATTCATGGCCACTGTCCCTCCGGAACAATGCATCCCTTCTGCACAAGAAATATGGATGCAGATTGAGATTCATCTTCATGATGATCCGGTCAGCAGGAACCTCGTTGAAGCCTTGATCAAAGATCCCAAAAGCCTTGGGCTGGACGGTACTGAATCCTCCGTAGAAGCCAGGGTCAAGCTTCGAAATGGTTTGGAAGCTAAGGGCTTAAAAAGGACGGACTGGTACAGGATAAGACGACTCCTTTCAAAAATAATTGCAAAAATTCCGGAAGGGGTTGGTGGCGTATGTGTATAATATATTGGAAGCATGCGACAAAGATTCAACTTCAAACTGATGTGTCAGGCCCTGGGTTTGCCGACAGCTCCTGCAGGGCACAAGCACCATCGAAACGGATGGGTGGGCATTCCCTGCCCATTCTGTTCTGGGCAGCATGAAGGATTCCATCTTGGCTTCAATGAGCAGAAGCAGTTCTTCAATTGCTATCGATGTGGTTTCCATAAAACTCTGGACGTCATCTCTGCACTAACAGGAGCAGGGACGAGTGAGGCAAAAAAGCTCCTCCGCAAATACAGCGGAGGAGCTTTTTCTATGTCCAGCCCTACTCGGATAGAACGCAAACATAAGGAAAGGATCTCGATCGTTAAAAGAGGTGTTTCCTTCCCGCCAGGAACTAATCGCATGCTTCCAAGGCACAAACGCTATCTGGCGTCCAGAGACTTTGATCCAGAAAAACTAGAAAAAGAATGGGGCCTCATGGGAACTGGACCAATGGGTCCTTATGCTTTGAGAATAATTGCTCCCATCACTTACAAAAGACGTAGAGTATCCTACCAAGGAAGAGACATAACCAACAGAAGCAAACTAAGATACAAAGCCTGCCCAAAGAAGTCAGAAATAGTAGAACATCAATTCCTTCTGTATGGATATGATGAAGCCAAAGCATCAAACAAAGTTGTCATAACAGAAGGCATAACAGACGTTTGGAGATTTGGATATGGAGCGGTAGCTACATTTGGGCAAACGATCACAGCAGAGCAGTTTGATCTAATGCTTGAATGGGATGAGTTGTTCATCATGTTTGATGAGGATGCACAAGATCCAGAAGCTATTGGAAGCAAGCTGGCTCTGCGTGGGAAGAAAGTGGAATGGATAACAGACCTCGGTGTAGATGATCCTGCTCTAGTATCAGATAAAAACGCAGAGGCATTTATGAGGGAAATAGGGATACGATGAGTAAAAGAAAAAACAGAATCACAGTCAGGAAGAAAGGACAAAGGAACAGAATAAAGGAGAAGGATCGTCGACAAACTCCCATAACAATTCCCTATGAAGCTGTCCGTAGAATCCTATCAGAAGGTGAGCCAGAAAAAGAGATGGACAGAGGGCACGCATGGTTGATCTATGCTTTGTATCTGTCTGTGAATAGATGGGAAGACAAAGAACATATCACCATTAAAAAGGCAGCGGACATTCTTGGAATTGGTGAACGAGGAGTCCGCAGGGCCAAAGCCTTTTTACTTGAACTTGATCTTATAGAAGAAACCATAATAAGAGATGAAGTTTCAGGTAAAGTGATGGGTCATGAAATTGTGGTGATCAAACCGTCCACCCTAGTCAATTGCCACACGCTGGTTTTTGACAAGGGTGGGTTATATATAAAGAAGAGGAATTCTTATTCCTCTTCTTCTATTAACGGAGATAAGTATATACCCACAACTCCCAAATCTGCAGAACCATCCAAGAAGTCCAAATCAAGAAAAAAGAAGCTGCCAAGAAAGTACAAAGACCTTGTTGATTGGTTCCATTCAGAGCAATTAAAAAATCATCCAAAATTAAAACATCTGCAAAATCCATCCAAGGCAAAAGTACGAGCCGCTGCTGAAACAATAGATAAGTTAGTGAGGATAGATGGTTTTGATTTTGAAGATGTTGTCAGGCCTGCCATTGAATATGCAACAACAGATTCATTTTGGAAAAACAATGTACGCTCCTTGGCCTCATTGCGAACCAAATCTAAAAGAAATGGAGAGTCTAAGTTTGTGAACATTTTATATTCAATGGGTTCACATGAAAACAAACAGCAACCCATAGAAGCCACAAAGACAGAAAAGGTTATGTTTGATACTCTACGATGTTGGTGGTCCGAAGTCATGGATGAAGAATTGGAATCAAAAAATGGCTTCACTGTAATTGCACCCATGTACGCTTTTTGGAAACAACTACCAGGTGATAGTAAGTCATCCAGTATTCATAAAGGCAAGGCCAAATACTTTTGGAAAACTCCTATGTTGTTATTGATTGATTATCTCAAATATGTTGAAAAACGAACATGGCCTGAAATGAGCCCCTCAGCTATCAAGCCAGAAACCAGAATGTGGAATAGGTTTTTGAGAGAGAAGGAACAAGACTTCGATCTGCCACTAAGAAACAGAAAGAGTGCATAACGTGAAGAGGAAACAGATAGATGGTTCACTGTCGCGCAGGATCTTACAAGCGGCTATTTGGAATGATGGCTATTTGAAATTGGTTTCTGAGATTTATCGAGATGGAAGTATGTCTGATACGTCTGCAGATGCTCTTATGCGATGGTGTATTCAGCACTACAAAGAATATATGAGAGCTCCAGGAAAGGCAGTTGAGGATCTGTTTGATTTTGACATGGTTTCTGGTCCTCAAAAGAAGGAACTCACATCTTTGGTTCAGTCTATAATTGAAGAGCATGATGAGCCGCATGCCGATCTGAATATCAAATACCTAATGAAGAGATCGGCAGAGCTTTTCAGAAGGAACAGACTCAAGAAAACAAGAGACTTGATCGACGCTGGACTTGAAGATGGAAACATCGATGTTGCTGAAAATGCGGTGGATGCGCATCGATCAACAGAAATAGAAGTCACTACTCCTCCCATCGATTTGTATGTAGAAGAAGAAGCTCTGAAAGAAGCTTTTGAAGCTGCTCAAGATCCTTTGTTTGAATTTCCTGGACCTTTAGGTGACTTGATAAATGATGAATTCATGCGTGGTAACTTTCTGGCTTTCATGGGGCCGGAAAAAAGAGGCAAGACATGGTGGCTTCAAGAGATTGGTTTTCAAGCGTACAAGCAAAGAAGGAATGTTGCTTTCTTTGGTGCCGGCGATATGTCCGCTAGACAGATGCGCATGCGTGGAGCCATTCGTCTATGTGGCAAATCTCATAAGGAGCGATATTGTGGTGAACTTCTCATTCCGGTATTGGACTGTAAACGTAACAGGACGGGAGATTGCCCCCGTAGCAAAAACAGATCCAGTATATATGTAGAAGATGAAGATGGAGAAGAAACAGAATTAACATGGGAAGAGGCACCGGAGGACTACTCTCCATGTGCTCGGTGTAGAAGGAACAAGAATTTTGAAGGTGCTGTTTGGTACAAAAAAAGAAATCCGGTCAAACCACTAACTCGCAGGCAAGCTATCCGAGCCAGTAGAAGATTTCAATTTGCAGTCAGGGGCGTGCGTCATCTAACAGAATGCTACCCAAATGATTCTTTGTCAGCGGTCGATATTGAGACAAGGCTGGACTCATGGGAATATAGATATGGATTTGTGCCTGACGTGGTGATCGTGGATTACGCCGACATTCTAGCTCCTATCGATAGAAGCATGCAATACAGGCATCAACAAAATCAAACGTGGCAGAGACTTCGGTCGATAGGACAGAAAAGAGATTGTCTGGTCGTAACAGCCACTCAAGCCGATGCAGGATCTTACGGCAAGGGCAGACTCGGCTTGTCCAATTTTTCGGACGACAAACGCAAGTATGGGCATGTGACGGGCATGCTCGCATTGAATCAAACAGAGCAGGAAAAGATTGCTGGTCTTATGCGTTTGGGTTGGCTGGTACGAAGAGAGGATGATTTTGCAGTTTCGAGGGAAGTGCATGTTCTGCAATGCCCTCAAATAGGAAGGCCCGTTCTGGGCAGTTATGTATAATGAGAAAGGAGATAAGAGAGATGAGAGGGTACACAATCAGGAAGACATTCAAGTTTGAGGCGGCTCATTTTCTTGAACACGCATACTCAACAGCCTGCATGTCCGTACATGGTCATTCATATGTTGTTGAGGTATTTGTAAGAGCGGATCAATTGAACAAAGATGGAATGGTGATAGATTTCGGTCAACTTAAAGACGTTGCCGGCAATCTGATAGATTCATTCGACCATGCTTTGATCATTAAGGAGTCAGAGAAAGATCATCCATTGTCCAAGGCAGAGAAGGTTGTTACCATGAAAGAAAATCCGACAGCCGAAAACATGGCCCGACACTTTTTTGAGAAGATTAGATCAAAACTGATAGATAATCGGAGTATGGATAACGAACGGCGTGGGCTGCGTCTCGTCAAAGTAAGAGTTCATGAAACCAAAACAGGATGGGCTGAATATGAAGGTTAATGAAATTTTCACATCCTTCTCTGGAGAGGTTGGTTTGTTTCCTCAGGGAACAGCGGTTCAGTTTATTCGTTTTCCAGGATGCAACTTGCGTTGTACTTTTTGCGACACTAAGCAAACTTGGGATTCTGATAATGGAAGTGAATTCAATTTGGAAGAATTGCTTGACCGTCTTGAAGCTTCCTCCTTGCGCAGAGTTGTCATAACAGGAGGTGAGCCTCTTTTACAAGGACGTCAACTTGGAGATCTGATAGAGATTCTGATTTCTGTTGGATACAAAATTCAAATCGAAACCAATGGAACCATGCTCCCTTCCGGTAAGATCCTGTGTGCCGATTGTTTTGTCTTTGACTATAAGCCATTGTCTTGTGGAATTGAGGAGCATGCTTCAATGATGTCCCCAGATATGTTTGCCAAAGCACCCAGTGGCTCTTGGATTAAAGCCCCGTACATGAACAGACATGACCTAGCACAGGCCATAATCTTCATAAAAGAAGTCCTCCAATATCGGGACCCAAGTGACTTGAATGTTGCTATTTCTCCTGTGTTTGGAAAAGACGGGTCTTTGCTTTGTGGTTTTGATCCTTTAGGGATGTTGGATTCTGCCGGTTTGCTAGAACATGTAGTGATGAATATCCAAATCCATAAAATTGGAAATTTTTCATAACTCTTGCAGGCCTTGTGAGTATAATATAGTGAACAAAGGGTGAAAGTCGAACCACAACACATAGGAGGAAGACATGGCCCCTAAGATGAATGAACTCAAAGCAGCAGCGGCGGATCTCAACACGGTTCTGAGTGAAGACCTTCAGATCGACACCGATTTGAAGAAGAAGGAACTCATTGCCGCGATCGAAGACAGCTTGGAAGAGCTGGACGAAGATTGCACCTTGCTGCAAGCAACCGTGGACACCATTGGTGAAATGGGCTACGAACTCGATGGCATTGAAGTCGTTGAAGAAAAAGAAGACGACGAGCCGGAAGAGGAAGACGACGAGGAGGAAGACGACGAGGAAGAAGACGACGAGGAAGAAGACGACGAGCCGGAAGAGAAGTCTTCCAAGAAGTCTTCCAAGAAGTCTTCCAAGAAGTCTTCCAAGAAGTCTTCCAAGAAGTCTTCCAAGAAGTCTTCCAAGAAGATCAGTGCGTACGGAGCTACGCTTGATCTCATGTGCCGGGATCCTGAGCAGAGCTTGAAACAGCTCAACGCTCGTCTGCAGAAAAAGGGCATCGACCCTGAGGCGAAGGTCAGCGCGATTCGTACAGCTCGTAACAGCGTACGGACAGTGATCAATCGTCTGCGTGAAAACGGCTGGACGGTCGAGAAATAACAGTGGCAAAACCACTGAAGTCCAAAAAAGTGCGAGTGCTGTCGGCAATACCCCGACAGCACTCTAGCACGTCCTCCAAGTTACGTTGGATTGATGAGATGTGCGAAAAACATTCACCAGATATTTTGGTGACACCTCAAGAATTCTTTGGCGGCATTGTCATGATGCCTCACAAAAAAGAATTCACAAAAGAGGAACTCTTTCCAAAACTGCGATCAATAGCTCAACAAAGAAAGTGCGCCCTGGTAGTTGGTCTTGTTCAAAAGGATGATGACGGTTTGAACAGAGAGGCTATATGGTTCCTTGAAAAAGATGGAACCCTGGTGGGGCGTTTGAACAAATTCGCTTTGCCTAAGTATGATCATGTTGTCACCAAAGGAGGGGGCGACATAGTTCCAGAAACAGACTTCTCTAACCGCTTCAAGGTTTTTGATCTAGCAGGACTTAGAGTTTCTGCTATGTTTTGTTGGGAAGTGTACAGCGATCTTTTATGGACCGGTCTTGGTCTATTAAAGCCGGACGTTGTGTTCAGTATGATCAAGTTCGGTCCAAATTCATGGCCGATAGTGAAAAAGAAAAACGGCAGATCCATGGTTGTGGACTTTGGATATGGATCATGGACTGAAGAAGGTGGCTGGATAGAACGTCTTAGAGTTGCTAGCAAATGGCAGGTCAAATGTCCTATTGTTTGCTCAACGAATACATGGAATTTGAAATCAAGATCCATGCCATTGTGTGGAACGATTTGTGAGATTCCAGGTCAAGCTGAAGAAACTCTTTGGCACCCAACCAAAGAGATGAAAATGAAAACCATTCCAGAACACATTCAAGTCGACACAATAAACCCGGCAGCGGTTCAGGCCGTTCTTCAAAATAAATGGAAGTACAAAGATGTCATAGGTGAATTCCCTCCTTTTGATGTGGGCAAGTTCACGATGATGTTGAAAATGAATCGCATAGAGGACCGCATCATATCAGGTAAGGAACAAACAGTAACAGACAAAGCAACGAGCAACAAAGGAGGATTCGACATATGAAGGTTACAGAATTTCAAGCAAAGGTAGCTGTAGAATCTCTACTGGCATTTGCAGGAGAAGATGTTAAAAGAGAAGGTTTACTTAACACTCCAAATAGAGTTGTTAAAATGTATGGAGAACTTTTCTCAGGATACCAAAAGGATCCGGCTGACATCATGACTGTGTTCGAGGATGGAGCCTGTGATGAGATGGTGGTGCTTCGTGACATCGAATTTTATTCAATGTGTGAACATCATGTCCTTCCTTTCTTTGGAAAGGCTCATATTGCATATATTCCCGATGGGAAGGTTCTTGGGATCAGTAAACTGGCCAGGTTACTTGATATCTATTCAAAGAGGATGCAAATTCAAGAACGTATTGGTCGTCAAGTTACGGATGCTTTGATGAAGTATCTAGAACCAAAGGGAGCTGCTTGTGTCATAGAAGCGCAGCATCTTTGCATGCTGTGCAGAGGTGTCATGAAGCAGAACAGCGTTATGGTCACCAGCAGCCTGTCCGGAGTCTTTCTGCACAAAGAAGGGCCCCGTGAAGAGCTCCTCAAATTGATTCATCCATGAAGATTTTTTTCGCAGGTGGAGTTCTAGTTTTGGATGAGTCCAGAGAACTCATGATGAAGCATCGACTCTTGTCCTATCACACGATAATACAACAAAAGATAGGGACCAAGTTGTGGAAATGGATTGTGGGACAATTGAGGAGTGAGCGATGAATATATGGATAGCTGGAAATACAGGAATTGAACAAAGGGAAAGCATGGTGCTGAGTTTGAAGGGGCAGCGGTTGATGTCGTACTATTTCATCGCTATCGATTTCTTCAATTGTCAGAAAATGCTTCATGTATTGGAGGAGCAGATGAAGAAGCAAAAGGATCCAGAAGTTGAATTATTTCTCGACTCAGGAGCATTTAGTGCGCACACACAAGGAGTTAAGATTGATCTGGATGAGTATATTCAATTCATCAAAGAACATGAGGACGTTATCTCTGTCTATGCTAACTTGGATGTGATTAGAGATGCTGAAGCCACCTTGGAAAATCAAACAAGAATGGAAGAAGCAGGTTTATCTCCATTGCCCTGTTTTCACATTGGAGAACCTTTGAGGTATCTGAAGAGGTACATTGATGAATATGATTACATTGCCATAGGTGGAATGCTTGCTATAGGAACAAGCTCTGACGTTGTCGCCAAAACATTGGACAGCATCTTCTCTGAATATATTTGTGATGAAAATGGGATACCGAAAGTCAAGGTTCATGGATTCGGATTGACTTCATTGAAGTTGATGTGTCGGTACCCATGGTACAGTGTGGACTCGACTTCGTGGATTGTTACTGGCCGTATGGGAAGTGTGTACGTTCCAAAGCCCTGGGCGCACGCTCTGGACGATTGTTGGAAAATCTGTGTTAGCACAAGAAGCCCAAGCAAGAAGCAGGCCGGCAAACATATCGACACACTTCCACCTGGTCAATTACAGCATGTTCTTGATTACTTTGAATCAAAGGGATTTGTTCTAGGAAAATCTAAGTTTGTCAAAAGAAAGGCTGGTTACAAGCCAAAGAAAAATGAACGTCCGACAGGCAAAGTTAAGAACAAGAAATTAGCCGTAGATCAAGAAGTGGAAGTGCTTGTAGAACCTGGTCTCTGTAACGATTACAGGGCTAGAGATCAACTCAATGTGATGTATTTCAGAGACCTCGAAAGAGCAATGCCAGAATGGCCTCAGCCATTTACTGCTGTTCAATCCAAAGAAGGATTTGACATATGAAGATTTATCTAGCAGGTGCTCCACCGGGCAAATGTGTTCTAGATGAAACCAAAATGGTATTGAAAAAACATCCGAGAATGCTCTTGTCCTATCATTTCGTGTCAACAGATCAACTACAACAAAAAGTCGTATTTGAAGAAGTGATGATTCCATTAACAAGGAGGAAAAAATGAAGTGCAAAACAGAAGAACTGATACAAGCTATAAAACGAGTACAGCCGGGTCTGGCTTCTAAGGACATCATAGAACAGTCTCAAAGTGTAGTATTCAAACAGGGAAAACTGATCACATACAATGATGAGGTCGCCGTCATAACAAAAGCAGACTTTGGCTTTGAAGGAGCAATCAGGGGCGATGTGCTATCCGCTGTTTTGGAAAAGGTTGCAGCAGAAGATTTGGATGTCTCTGTTAAAGGGGATGAATTGATTATTCGAAGTGGGAAATCCCGCACAGGCATAACTATGTCAAAAGAGATATCCTTGCCATACAAAGAGATCGGAAAAACTCCGAAGTACCATCCACTACCAAAAGATTTTTCTGATGCTTTGAGAATGGTTCAATTTTCTGCTGGAACAGACATGACACGACCTGTGCTTGCTTGCATCCATTCTGATGGAAACATCATGGAGTCTTGTGACAGATTCAGAGCCACAAGAGTGTTTATGAAGTCTGAATTGGCGGAGTCCTTTTTGCTACCGGCCAGGTTCGTTCCTGATCTTTTGAAGTATGAATTCTCCAAATACGGTTTTTCAAAATCAGGAGGATGGCTTCATTTCAAAACTAGAGACGGCAAAACTATGGTTGCTTGCAGAGTATATCAAGAAGCAGAGTATCCAAACTTGGACTCTCTTTTTTCCAAGAAAGGACTCACTGGCAAATTCAAGTTTCCTGACAAGACGTCTGAGATACTGGAGAGAGCTGGTGTTTTTTCTGAGTCTGAATTTGCTCAAGATGAAGCAGTCACAGTAACTATAAATAAAGGACAGATGCAAGTAGAAGGCAAAGGCCTGCACGGATGGCATAAAGAGAGGAGCAGCATAAAGCACAAAGGAAAACCCATAAAGTTTTCCGTCCATCCGGCTTTCTTGTCCGATTGTTTGAAATTGATTGATGTTGCTGATGTTGGTGATAACAGACTACTCATGGATTCAAAGACCATGAAGCATGCAGTGTACTTGATGTCTGTGGAAGAATAGACATGCCGGGATTTGAAATTGATGTACCAGAACAGCCGGCCGGAGCAGGGCTGAAATCCTGCTCCGCTTGTGGTTTGTTTTCCAGATGTCTGAGTTCAAAGATGCCCCCGTCAGGATCTGGAAATCTATCTGTCCTATTTATTGGAGAAGCTCCAGGTGTACAAGAAGATAAATACGGTAAGCATTTTGTAGGAAGAGCGGGACAAAGACTTCGCAGGACTCTTCAAGAGATTGGTGTGGATTTGAACGAGTGCTATATGACAAACGCAATCATTTGCAAACCGCCAAAAAATAGGACACCAAGTGATCTAGAGATTGCAACTTGCCAACACCATCTACTAACCACTATTGATCAATTGAAACCTCGAATCATTGTTCCTTTAGGTTCAGTAGCTGTTAAAAGTTTGATGCTTGGACGTATCAAAAAGATAGACAATATCTACAAGTGGAGAGGTTGGCAAATTCCCGACAGAGATTTTCGTGCTTGGATATGTCCGACATTCCATCCTTCTTATATAGAACATTTGAATGATGGAAGTCCCGAAGATCTTTTCTTCAAAAGAGATTTGTCAAAGACCATTGAACTTGCTTTCTCAAATGAAGACCCTGCTAGTCACTGGTTGGACATAACAAATAGTGTCCACATCCTGGATAAAAGATCAGCTTGCATATATCTACGTGATCTTATCAAGCATCCTCCAAAAGTCTTCGCCTTTGATTTTGAAACGACAGGAAAGAAACCACACCGAGAAGGGCATCGCATCATCTGTTGTGGCATAAGCACTACGAAGAATCATTCTGTTGCTTTTTGGGTTGATCAGGACAAGAAGATCAAAAACATGTTGAGGACTCTCCTGACCAATCAATCTAAAAAGATAGCCGCGAACATTCCATTTGAAGCTGCGTGGAGTGAGGTCATATTGGGAGTCGATGTACAGAATTGGATTTGGGACACTTGTTTGGGAGCTCACTTGCAGGACAACAGAAGTGCAATTTGCGGAATGAAATTTCAGGCATATGTAAATTATGGTATACCAGATTACGATAGTCGAGTGGCTGACTTTTTAACTTCTGAAGAAGACAGTGCGAATGCTTTTAACAGAGTTGATCAGGCGAATCCGAATGATCTCATGTTCTATTGTGGGCTCGATGCACTCATAGAAAGAAACCTTGCGGACAAGCAGAGGTTGGATTTGTGGAAAGAATAATGTTATGAAAATAACCGCTACTAGAAAAGATGCCATGGAATTGTTCATGAGGGGAGCGCAGGCCCTGCACAAGGCCAGTCAAAATGGAATTGCTATTGATGTTGAATACTTTGAATTGCAGAAGCAGAAAATAGCAAGGCGAAGTGATCGAATACTGGCCAAGATTGAAAAAAGCAAAGAAGGAAAAGCATGGAAAAAACGTTGGGGACCCAAAACCAATTACACATCAACACAGCAGCTTGGAGTTCTTCTTGAAGATCTTGAACTAGCTGATGAACTGCCCAAAACAAAAACAGGATTGGTATGCACTGCTGAGGATGCACTTGCGTCTGTTGATCTACAAATAGTGCGTGATGTTCTTTCAGTTCGAAAGCTAGAGAAGGTTTCTGGAACATACATCAACAATTTCCTCAAAGAAGAAGTCGATGGTCTTATACATCCGTCCTATGGATTGATAATTCCTAGATCGTATCGATCTCAATCTAATGAT